GTTTATCCTTTTTTAGAGGATATTTAACGATTTTCTTTCATCGGACTTAGAGAACAGCTTCGGCTGGGTTAGTTAATCTTCCGTACGGACTCATAACGGAGTTTTGCCAAATGGCTGACTTTGCTGTTCCGGGAACTTGGACCTATAACGGGTCCGCAAACCAGAACCAATCCACTTACCGGGTCACCGGTCACACGACCGCTGAGAATTACCTTGTGATCTTTGATCGCAAGATACCGGTATCTAACGGAGACGGTACATTCAGTAAACCTTCTTGTCGAGTGAGGATCATCCGATCATTTTTGGTCAGTAATCTTCCTCTCGCTACGAAGGCTGTTTGTGATACCAATATCTCATGGCCTATGGAAGCTCCAGTAGCTTCTGTTAAAGCCATGGTAACGTTGATTGGCACTATCTTTAGTGACGTCAACTTGGCATCAGATTTTGTCGATGATCTGCGCATTCCGCTAGCGTAAGCTGTCGGATGTGTGATCTAGACGAATCTACCGACTCTAGGAGTAACGAGCAATGCCTAAGCATGTTCGCACGAGCCTTAAAACTCGTGTTTCGTTATGTGGATTACTTTCTCAGATTGTTGCCGATGTTAGTGCCTATCTTCCCGTTGGTGTTGAGACGCAAGTCCAGACGGACTTACTCTCGTCGCCCCCGCAAGTCGAAAAAGCTTTAACATATCTGCAACATAAACTTAGTGAAGCAGAAAGTTTCGCAAACACTAAGTTTACCGAGCTTGCTGCCTTGCGCCAATGTGTTGCTGTATTCGAAAAGAATGCAGATGCACCTGGTACAAGCCCCCAAAGTAGACGCGATAATGCTATATTAAAATTCAACGCTTCTGAGAAGAAGTGTCGAAGAACTAATAAGCGTCTTCGTTTTTACAACTGTCATCGGTCTCGTATGTCTAAAGACGTAGGAGAAATCGTTGACAGGGCCCGTCATATCATTGCTGATATAATGGGCCCATTGGGGTACCTCAATCTTCGAAAGATTATTGAGGGCAGCGGTTTCGGACCTGGGTCTACCTTCTCTAGTACAGATCCCGTCCATAAGCACCTTTACTTTAAGGTGTCTGGACCCCATGCTTGTACTAGTGATGCCCTTCCTTATGCACGGATGTGGTTGAATCATTGGTCTCACTGGAAATCCAGTTTGATCAGTGAACAATCACGTTACGACATATCTAAGGGGAATCGTATCACTACTGTTCCTAAGAGCAGTATTGTGGACCGTACTATAGCAATAGAACCTTCCCTTAATGTTTTTATGCAGAAGGGTGTTGATTCTTACCTCAAAAAGCGTTTACGCTATCATGGCGTTGATCTTTTTGATCAAAGTAAAAATCACACTCCGGCACAGTTAGGTTCAATGCGGCTGCTTACTGCAGCTACGTTGGATCTTAGCTCTGCCTCCGACTGTGTTAGCATTGAGGTTGTTCGTATGCTTATCCCCCATGAATGGTATATACTATTGGACGATTTACGTTCAAAGCAATATACTCACGATAAGGGTGCATCTTGGCTTACATATGAGAAATTTAGCTCAATGGGAAATGCTTTTACTTTTCCTCTTGAAACTATTATCTTCTATGCTATAGCTAAGGCTTGTACGGATTTTTGTGGTGAAGGTTTACGTTACCTCAGGGTATATGGTGATGATATCATCATACCTCCTCAAGCATACTGCTTGAATATTGAGGTTTTACGTTTCCTCGGTTTCTCTCCGAACATTGACAAATCTTTTGCCTTTGGTCGGTTTCGAGAGACTTGTGGATCTGACTTCTACTCAGGAGTAGATCTGCGGCCAGTCTACATGAAAGTCATCCCTAAGAGCGATCAAGAGGTTTTTAATCTCTTTAATCGCTTAATTTGGAATCGCGTTGGTTTCAAATTTCACCGCACTTGTGCGTATCTCTATGAGTCTGTTAAGAGGGCCTTAATCGGTCCTCCTATCTTGCCTCCTAAAGAGAAATTTGAGAGCTGGTATTCAGGAAAATCTATGGTTTATGACCATTATTTTCATTCTGATCCAGATTTAGGGAATCGCTTCCTTAAATACAACGAGGATTGGCAATGCAATTCTTATGTTTTTCAGTCGTTAAGGCTAATACCTCAACGGATGGAAACATCTAAATGGCGGAACCAATTCTGGTACCTAGCGTTTTTGCTAGGCATCCCTGGCGATCGTGTCGATAGTAATAGTCGTTTTCGTTATATTCGTGTCAAGGAAGAAACTTCCTTTTGGCCGAATATGCCTTGGCGACCATACTTCTACGATTCTGTAGTTGGTTAACGGACCTTAGTCCCTTTTAGGGCAAGGAACCGATTGGG